TATCCAGCATCATAAGTAGCAATAACATCATCAGCACCAAAACCATTTACATTTCCTGGTGAAGCCAACAGCACATTTACATTATCTCCATCATACCATCTTTTTAAATCTGGGTAATCTCTACTTGCAACAAATTGCTGTTCCCATTCCCAAGTATATTCTGGCGCTCCACCTGGAAAACCAGTTGAAGATCTTTGAGCTTTAAATTTTAATTTTATAACAGAACCACCTGGAACAGTATAGTTTGTTGTAGAAACTACAGCTCCTGTGGTAGGATCATACTCTGTAGTAAAACAAGGATATCCTACTTGCCTTTTCGATGAACAACCATCAGCGGATGTAGAAGCTTTTTGTTCTCCGTAATCTATAACCGAATCGTCAGGAATTGTAACATTAAAATTTTGATTTTTAACATTCATATATAGTCCTGGTAATTGACTTATATCTTCAAAACCAATTTCCCCAGCTTCTTGTAAGAAATCTGTAGACTCTGCAGTTACATCTAAGACAGTAACTTTCTCTACCCTTGGTAAAGCTCCATCTACATCTCCTTTTACTATTAGCGTTTGTCCCTTTGTAACCTTATTAGCGTTATCACCTTCTAATTTAAAGAAAATCATGTTATCACTTGGTCTTACATAATAGAAATTTGTAAATATAGTCTCATAAGTACCTAAACTTGGCTTTACAACGAATTTATATTTTTTAGCCCAATAAGGAGCTACGCTATTTACTTGAACTAAAATGCTATTTACACTAACTGAATTTGCTGGCTCAATATAAACTGTGTTATATTCAGAAACCAACACTGTAGAGGCACGAGCATACTCGTCCATATAAACAATTCCTGTTTCATAATCTCTGTTACTATGTAAGCTTGTAGTGTCATTGTCTGAGCTAAACGTAATGTTTCCAGAAATAAATCTAAAAAACTCAAACATATTTGTTGTTATCGGAGCATTTGGATCTGTAACATCTATGGCTTGATAATTCATTGCAAGTACCTGCAACTCAAATGTATCAGATCCTGGGACTACCGCAGTTAATGCAAACCCTTGCTGTGCAGTTGCGTCTGTTATACTACTATTAAACTTAGTAAATGTACAGTTTATTGCTGGAGAAGTTAAAGTATTATTAAATAAATCCGTTAAAGAACTTCCTGTGTCTGCTAATGGTAAAGTTTTAAATCTACCATCCGACAATATACCTGTACCTATCGCGTCTTGAAACTGAGCTGAACTTAAAAAATCGTAAACAGAAGAATAATCTTCACTTAATGTAATAGATATTGTTAGCGGAAAACTTGCGTTTTTAAACTCTTCATTATCTTCGTAACAATCAGTAGTGGTTGTTCCTGTTAATTTAGCGTGTTCAAGCCTAAAAGACAGACCTAATACAGCACCTACTTTTAGTTTGTTTGAAATTTCAGCTAAGTTTACAGTAATTTTACTGTTATTTATATTTTCAGTTGTTCCAGAAATAGTATAAGCGCTTCCATTCCCAGGCTCTGGAATTTCTAAAGTTATAAAATCTACATTTTTAGAAATGTAGGTAGTTGAATAATTTAAAGCAATATTTGAACCTTCAGCACTATTTCTTCTAAAGTTATATCCATCTACAAAGTTTCCGTAAAACAATCTATTACTCATAATTGTTTGAGCTTTTGCTAATCTTGGAACATTGTCGTATTGTCTTAATAACTCATCTCCACCTATTGTTGTGTATATTTTACTATTTGTAAAAGAGTAAGTTTTAGATGTATTATCTGCCCACCCATAATCTTGTTTTTTAAATCTCTCTATTACAAAAATTGAGTTTGACGTTGTTTCTTTATAAAGCAAGTCAATTTCTAAAACACGCTCACTACCAGTATTAAAAGTTATAACTGCTCCGTTATACCTATTAACCATTCCGCCATTTAAATAATTTCTTGTGTCAAAAACAAACGTGCTTGCTGCAAAAGCTGGTTTTGTAAATAATGAAGTAGCGCTATATTGATTATCCTGATATCTATATCTATAAGCAAAACAAACAAATCGTTCTTTTAAATAATTTTCATTACCTGGTAGATTTACAAGTTGAACTAATGGAGCAGCTAAATTTACATTTGATCCAACTACATCTTCAAAACCAGGAGGTTTAACTATTACAGATATGTCTTCTTCAACAATTTGATCTGTATTTCCCACTGGAAAAGGATAGTTTCTACCTATATTTATCATTCGTGGAGGATTTTTGTCATCTGTAAAAAACAACAACTCTCCATCTACTAAATCAACTGCGGTTATTAAATACTCAGGATCAAAATTTAATACTGAAGTAGAAACCACATGGTATCTAACAACTTGATTTTGAGTGTTAAAGGAAACTATTAAGTCAATACCTCCAATTTTTGCAGAAAAATTTGCATCGTGTATAAACCAATAAATATTTTCCCTCATACCATCTTCATAAGCCCCTATGCATACCGCAGTTGAGGATAAAAAAGTTCCCTCAAAACTAACTGAAGTAAGCTGTTCATTACCTCTTGAGTTTTCAACAGCGCCTATTTCAGTTGTTTCTGTAGATCCTAAGCGAACATTCATAGCGTCAATATACTCCCCAGGAGGAAGCAATCGTTCGTCTATGGATTTATTCATTCTACCTGCAATAAAATTAGTTGTAACTATTTCAGACTTCCCCATATTATTTTATCCATTTATTCTGGCCTCGTAAATTCATTAATAGTCTACCAGGATGTATATTGCTTAATCTTATTTTTGCGTTTCTTAATAAAGAAGATTTATCTTTTCTCGCTCTATTAACGACATACTCTGTTACACCAACTCTTCCGTTTAATATAGAGTATCTAATATATGCATATATGTATTGTTCAAATAGTTTATTTACGTGAACGTCAGTATCAACACCATTTTCCATTCCGTCAGATACATATTCTAAAACAACTGAAGAAGAGGCTATCATATTACTGAAGTTTATAACTCCTGATTGCTTATCAATAGTAAAAGTTGGATTAGAATTAGCTGTTTCAGTGTTTAACCCAAAACGAGATCCAATAGAATAATTAAAACACCATACTCCATTTATATTCCACCCTTCAGATCCGTTATACGGACTACCTGAATTTAAGTAAATACTTGGAGCTGTTGTCGACATCTGATTTAAGCTAACCTCAGACTCTTGAGGACTTAAAGCATTTCCATCTTGATCAAATAAAATATTAGAATTATTGTCTTGAAGATATGCTGAAGACCAATTAGTTTGAATGTTTTCTGATAAAGGATGTAAAATACCATTTACCATTTGAGAAATTCTAACCCAGTTTACATAGTCAGGAGGTAGTACAAATCGTAATTGATTAGTAACGTCTAATTGAAGAATTTTTATTTCCTTCATTGCGTCATAATTCAACTCTTGTATTCCTCTTTTTGCGTGAAATAAAACTTGGTATCTTTCTATATTATTTATAAGCTCATGATTTCCTTGATACATTAACATAAAGTTGTTAACTATATCTGACAAAGAAACAAACTGATAAGAACCCCAGTTAGCATCGGTAGGATTATTTCCTGAATTTTGATAATATGCGTAATCGTTTATATATGCCATAATTATGATTGTTGTTGGTTTTCAGTTATTTCTAAATTTTGACCAAAAGCTAATACATCAGCCTCTCGTATTTCAAGACCTACATATTGACATATTTTAGCAACAAGCATAGGTTCGTCAGAAAGTGGTAATTCAAAATCTTGATAATCAGCTTGGTCTCCATCAAATAAAGGTTCTCCACCCACCAAAGAAGCATAAGTCCAGTTTGGTGTTAAAGGATATCTAACGTACTGAGAAGTTAATTGACCAATTTTATTTATTGTAATTGGAAAAGCTTCTGCAACTAATGCATTTTGTGTATATGCAGGATAACTAATATTTGGTTTTGTTAAAATAGAATTATTTAACATTGTTATTTTACTTTGCGCTACCCTTTCTGCTTCAATAATATTATTAGCTGAATAGATGTTATAAGTTTTTCCTATATTATTCCATACGGATGTTCCAAACGTTGGAAACACTAAAATATTAGTTGCACTAACTACTCGTGAAACAGTGGTGTTATAAACCACTCCTCCTGTAATAGTAGAAACTATATCTCCAACAGCCACTCCAGCCACAATAAAGTCTGCTGTAGTGTCGTTTACCGCTGTAGAACCGCCATTGGTCGAAGTTGTTACTCCTGCCGCTAATTCTTTAGTAAAGACCATCATCTTATTAATTAAATAATAGTCAGCTGGCAATGTATATAAATTACTTTGAATGTTTCCTAATTGAGTTGTAGCAGCATTAAATAACGGAGTATTTACATAAAATGTATCAATAACTTCAACTAAACCCTTTGATATATCAGCATAACCAGATCCTGATTGTCTTAAGTTTTCTTTTAATAATTGATTATTATATTGATAAAAATAATCTTCAAACATATCCATTTGAGCTTGTTGAGCATACAGATTAAAATCTGCTGGAGATATGTATCCATAATTATTTTTATTGGCTAAGGCTAATACGGTATTTCGTACTTCATTTATAGGCATAATTAATTCTTTTTACAAAGATAGCAAAAAAAAAGAGGCTACTTTTTTTTGTAGCCTCTTAAGGTATTGGTTAGTTAATTTGCTTATTAAGCATTAACAATACTTGTAACAGCTTTTGGTAATAAAACCTCATAGTAAGGTTTTTGCCAAGATGTAGCTAAAGCTTGTTCCATTCCGTCCATGATAGCATCATAAACATCGTGAGCAACTTGAGCTGCTGTTGTTACTGTAGTTGTAGTTCCGTCAACATAATCAATTGTTACAGTTACCGCTGTAGCTGATGCAGTAGCAAGAGCTTTAACTCCGTCAACACTAATTAGTTGACCTGTAATTGGAGCATTTGTAATTTTAAGAAATTTTGCCATTTTATAAAAAGTTTTTAATGGGTTAATAAAGTACAAAGATAGCAAAAAAAAAGCCACCTTTTTAGGCAGCTAATTTTTCGTTAGTTAGTAGTTATTACTTTTTATTTTTTAACTTATTCTTTAAAAGTTTATAAACTTCAACACCTTCATCTGATTGCAAGAAAGAACCAATAATATAGTTTGGATCTTCTCCATAAGGAACTGTAAGCATTTTCTTTTTATTATTAGGTAAGTTATAGTAAACATCTTTATTGTTGTTTCTGTAAGCAATAAAACCAGCCATTACAAACTGATGAATAGTATCCATTAGTTCTAACATTGGATCATTTATTGTAGCCATAA